TGGAAATTATGTGAATGATTTAACTGAGGGTGAAGGATATCTGTTCTTTGAGAACGTGATACCTGATGAACTAATTGATGGCATTAATAGCAAACTGGATACGTTATATCCGGTTCGTGCAACCAGTTCAGGTAAACGTTACGAAGAACGGGAGAACATCAGTAAGCTAAGTGATATTAGTTATTGGTGGAGCCAAACAGTTATGGATTGGTGGGAAGTCAAACTAATCAATGATTTTCTAATCACTCGTATCAATAAAGAACTTGACAATGCTGTTTGGTATACGAGTGACATTATTACGATTAATGGAGATACTAAGTTAGTTAATCCTCACGTTGATACGCCGCATAGATTCAAGCAGTGGAACATGGATCCTAGATTACTAGGAGTACAGTGCATCGTGTCATTGCAAGATACTACGCCTGAAATGGGTGCAACCGGTTTTGTACCCAATAGTCACGAACCTGATTGGGACATTGATATGTGCTACAATGGAGCATATAACAAATACTTTTGGGATTTTCATGAGCAAAGACACATGCCTAAAGGGTCGGTGTTGATGTACAACTGTAGGCTACTACATTCTAGTATGCCAAATTATTTACCCGAACCTCGCCCAATGCTCTTGCTAAATTACCTAAATGGTGATATACTGGAAGATGTGAAAAAGATAGACAATATTTGGAGTTCAAATGGCTAACCACATTATGATTGATATGGAAACACTCAGTACCGACGTTTCCACTGTAATTAATCGCACTATCAGCGATGATACACTTCGTTGGTGGGGTGAACAAAGCCCAGAAGCTATTGAAGAAGCTATGGGTGACCGTGATCGTATCAGCTATCGTGAAGCAATGGAAAAGTTGTATCAGTTCTGCTGGCAACGACATGATAAGGTTTGGAGCAACGGCTCTGGCTTTGATATCGTGATTGCTGAAAGTGCATTCCGTGACCTTGATATGAAGTATCCTTGGCAGTTTTGGAATGTGCGTGATTGTCGCACTGTCTATGACCTTGCTGGTGTATCGTTGAAAGACGGCGGACACGTTACAAGTCACAAGGCAGTAGAAGACGCAGAGCGTCAGGCAATCGTTGTGCAGAAGGCTTATCAGAAGCTTATTCAAGCAGGTATGACTCACATCCGATGAGAATTGACTCCGACATTGACATTGACGTAGGTGACCGTGAACAACTATTAAAGTTGATTACGCATACTCCTGCGGCAATGCGCAATGTTGATCCTATTCGCAAACATCCTAGTGGTATATACGTAACTGATATACCCTACGATCCTGCATACGATATGGCATCAATTGACTATACCGAAGCAGAAGAACGCGGATACTTCAAGTTAGACTTGTTGAATGTCCATGTCTATGAAAATGTCAGGGATGAGTTGCATTTAGTCAAGTTGATGCAAGATCCTGATTGGATTATGCTAAAAAATCGTATTACGGTAGAGCAACTAATCCACCTTAACAACTCGTTCAATATTATGCAGCGTATGCCTGAGCCAATTGATAGCATTCCTAGACTGGCAATGTTTCTTGCTGTAATGCGTCCTGCTAAAAAACACTTGCAAGGGTTGACATGGAAAGAAGTCGCAAAGACTGTATGGGATAAGGATGTATTGACTCAGCCTGGAGATTTTCGCTGGGCATTAGACCGTTTTAAGATGTTTATGCTAATCAATGAAGTAACTTGCATCGCTTCACCTGATGCTCGTGGCTTCATTTGGGGTGCACCTGTTGCTGCTGAACTTGAATTGCCCTTTCATATGATTCGCAAGCCAGGCAAGTTGCCTCCTCCGATCATCAGTCAGTCATATGAGTATGAATATGATAGCGGAACATTAGAGATTAAGGGTGATACTGATATCGGAGCTGGCGCAAAGGTAGGCATTATTGATGATGTTAACGCTACGGGCGGCACTGCATTAGCTACTATTCAACTATTGACCAGATTGGGTGTTGATCCGAAGGATATCTTTTATGCCTGTGTTATTGACTTGAAGTTTTTACAGGGCAGTGAGAAGATTCGTGATACTGGCATAACTATGATTTCATTGGTTGATTATGATGAATGATATTATTTTATTAGCAATGCCCGAAGAAGCACCCAGCCTTGTTGGTAAAGAAGGGGTGTTTTTTACTGGCGTTGGTAAAGTCAATGCTGCTATCGTTGCTGCTACACTGATTGAACGATACAAGCCCACTCGTGTATTCAACTTCGGTACTGCTGGCGGCATCACAGCTACACATGGCGGCATCTATAAGTGTACTACATTTAATCAACGTGACGTTATTTTAGGTGGCGTAATTGTAGGTCCTCAAGCAGAAATTTTACATCAACCTATTATTATCGGAGACGATGGATGGTCACTCAGTACCGGAGACAACTTTGTAACCGACACCTATAATATCAATGCCGACCTTGTTGATATGGAAGCGTTCTCAATTGCTAAGGCGTGTGTGTCAGCGGGAGTAGAGTTTATCTGTCATAAGTATATCAGTGATATGGCTAATGACGAAGCGCCCGACCATTTTGTAGATCATGTCCATAAGGGCGAAGAACACTACATTGAAATACTAAAAGAGTATGGAGTACAACTATGAATCTGGCACTACTTGAAGAAAACAATCCACAGCTACTTGAAGTTTCAGAAGAATGGGACTTCGACACTGACGGAAGCCCCGAAGAACTTGTCAGGGCTATGTCAAAGTTTATGACTGACAATGGCGGAGTAGGTCTTGCTGCTCCTCAAGTTGGAATCAAAAAGCGTATCTTTATCATGGGTAACTTTATTAAGCTTGTGGCTTGTATCAATCCTAAGATTGTCTCATTATCTGATGATCGTGAAAATGATCTTGAAGGCTGCTTAAGCTTCCCTGACTTGTTCATGAAGGTAAAGCGCCCGGCGAGTGCGATGGTGCAGTATAATACTATATCAGGTGAATTGATCGAACGTGAATTGACTGGATTTGAATGCAGAGTATTCTTACACGAATATGATCATTTGATCGGAGTGACTTTTGATCAAAGAGTAGGTGATTTGACTTACAGAATGGCTAAAGATAAGAGAAAGAAAGAATTAAAGAAGAAGTCTAGGGCATCCGCTTAACAAGTGTGATACTTCTACGCTTTGCTCTTTTCTTTGTGAAGTCTGACATACAGACAACTGGACCATGAATTATTTCTAAACCTTTGTTGTTAAATGTCTTGATATACGGCTTGAAGATTATCCATTCCTCTTTCAAAAAAATATTGATGGGAATTGATCTATTTGATTCCCACCACCATATATCACCTAATTCTAAAAACTTTGCTCTAAGCTCAGCTTGAATGATTGCACCGTAATCATACATGGTAGTAACAGTATCATCCCTGTTTTGGATTATTCCCACGTAATCCTGATTACTATAGGAACATATAGTGATGAAAGGGTGGTTTTCACTGAGTCGTTTGAAGAAATCGTCATTCATAATCTAATCTATTTACACCATTTTACCCAAACTATTTATTTTAGTAATAAATACTTGACAAGGAGAAAGATTTGTGTACACCACTTCAGTTTTTGTATATGTCCAGAGACAAATCGTAGTTCTCCTAACAGGAAATTCACCGAGAAAATATATGCCACAATATGCTAAACCACTAACTCTACACAAGGGTGTTGACAACAGAATTCAATTTCAGTTCTTGAATCAGGAACAGAAGCCCGTAGATATTACTGGAAAAAGCATTAAGTGCAGAATATTGAATTATGACGGCACTGAGGTTTTACTTTCAAAAGCGTTAGATTTAGATTTCGCATTAACTGGTATAGCCTCATTAAGACTTAACTCAGCAGAGATTGAAGATTTCCCTGCACAGAAAGCATATTACTCATTAGAAATTCCTGAAGGACAATTTGACTTTCCGGTGTTCGTAGATCAGAATGCAGGGGCAAGAGGCGATATGAACATCGTCAACTCTGTCCTTCCTTCCTTTGTTCCTTCTGAAATAGTTACTATTCCAACTGGACAACCTTTCCCCAATATTAGTAATAGCTCAGGGAACACTAACCTCGTATACTATACAAGTGTAATCAATACTCAAGACAATCCAGTGTTGACAATTCAAACAAAGTATGAAGAATATTATGGTAACGTAACTATTCAAGGTTCTACTATTGTTAATGGTGATTGGTACGATATTATTAATGATACTGATTTAGCTAATGTAAGCGAAACAAGAGGCTACACTATTCACGGCTTCCACCCATTCGTTAAAGTTGAGTTCACGAGTAATTCGGGTGCGGTAACCAATATACTTGCACGATAACAATTTTACTGCTATATTATCTTAATGTTTGATATTCTGTCCGTCATTCCGGGTAAAAAGAGAGTTGCCTCTAAAGGATGGCACAGCTTTGACGCGGTCTGTTGTCATCACAGGGGCCATAGGCGTGACGATAGAGGGCGAGGTGGCATCGTCTTTGATAGCGATGATGATTGGACATATCACTGCTTCAACTGCGGCTTCTCTACAAGATTTGTGCTTGGACAACCTATTGCAGTCAAGGCTAGAGAATTGCTAGGCTGGTGCGGCATTCCCGAAGAACAGATTAACAAGTGGAGCTTTGAAAGCCTTCGTCACAGAAGCTTGATTGATATCATAGCAGATTCAAAGCCTAAATGGAAAATCAAGTTTGATGAAGTGAATCTTCCAGACAATGCGGAACCGGTTGACCCGTCTAATCCTGAACACGAAAAATATGTTGAATACTTGACTACGAGAGGATTGGCTGTTGATGACTTCGCATTTATGGTTACTCCTACTGACTATGCAAGAAATAGAAATCGCATCATTGTCCCCTACACTTACGATGGTAAGAATGTAGGATACATCAGCAGATTTTTAGACAACAGAATACCTAAGTATATTAAGAATCAACAGACAGGCTATGTGTTCGGCTATGATCAGCAGAAGCCGGAGTATGAAGTGTGTTTGGTATTTGAAGGCGTGCTGGACGCAATCAGTTTTAACGGCTGTGCGTTAGGACATGACAGTATCAGCGAAGAACAGGCTACTGTTCTGAAAAGATTGCGTAAGAAAATCATCATTGTTCCCGATCAAGATAAGACAGGACTTACTATTTGTGAGAGAGCATTGGATTTGGGCTTTCACGTTAGTCTTCCTAACTGGGGTCCGGGAATAAAGGATGCCAATGATGCTTTATTAAAGTATGGCAAGCTCCCTACACTACTAAGTATCTTGCAAAGCGCAACAAACAGCAAAATTAAGATTGAAATGCAGCAAGTGAAACGATTGAACATATTCCTGAACTTGATCAGGGGCATTATGATTGGTTCTTGGAAGAATTTGAAGCATTCACTAAGAGACAAGAACTTGAACGTGCAATTCTTAGCGCGGCAGACTTGCTTGAAAAGGGTGAGTTTGATCCTGTTGAAAAGCTAATCAAAGATGCAGTTCAAATCAGTCTACAGCGTGATATGGGTACTGACTACTTCTCCGACCCACAAGAACGATTGAACAAGTATTTCAATCAAGGTGGTCAGGTGTCTACTGGTTGGCCGCAGCTTGATAGAGTCATGTATGGTGGTATGAGTCGCGGTGAACTTAACATCTTCGCAGGTGGTTCTGGTTCTGGTAAGTCGCTTGTCATGATGAACATCGCACTCAACTGGCTTTCTCAAGGACTCAGCGGTGTCTATATCACGCTTGAACTTAGTGAAGAATTGACTTCGCTTCGTACTGACGCCATGCTTACAAGTATGAGTACGAAAGACATTCGCAAGAACCTAGAAGATACTGCGTTGCGAGTCAAGATGAACGGCAAGAAGATGGGTCAGTATCGTGTTAAGGCATTGCCTGCGCAGTCTAATGTGAACGCTATTCGCAGCTACATCAAGGAAGTGCAGATTCAGACAGGTATCAAGATTGACTTTGTTATGATTGACTATCTTGACCTTGTTATGCCCGTCAGTATTAAGGTTAATCCAAACGACCAGTTCATCAAGGACAAGTATGTATCAGAAGAACTTCGTAACTTGTCTAAGGAGCTAGGCATTCTTATGATTACTGCTTCACAGTTGAACCGTTCGGCTGTTGAAGAAATTGAATTCGATCATAGTCATATCGCAGGTGGTATTTCAAAGATTAATACTGCGGACTATGTGTTTGGTATCTTCACTTCACGTTCTATGCGTGAGCGCGGCAAGTATCAGATTCAGTGTATGAAATCTCGTAGTTCTACTGGTGTTGGTCAAAAGATTGATTTGGAATACAATATTGATACTATGCGTATTACTGATGAAGACCCAGAAGAAGGAAGGACTCATACGCAGACTCCAACACAACTTATGAATCAAATCAAAACTACGAGTTCAGTAAGTGAAACTGTTAACAACCTACCTACTACAGAAGCTAAGGTAGTATCAGATGTACAAGGTGCAAAGCTAAAAACATTATTAAATTCCCTCAAGAAAAACTAAAGGTTGAATAAATATAATATAGGATCTTTACTTATTATGCAAAAGAAAACCAAAAGCCTTCTTGAGGAACTACAGTCATTTGGTGACACAAGAGATATGAATCATATCATTGAATCTCGTGCATCAAATATTATTACTAGTGCTATCAATTTAATTGAATTGATGCAGAAACAATATCCTTCCGAAAAGGCTGAACTTCTTGAAAAGAAGCTTTTGAGCGCAATCAAAAGTAAAGATCAGGCAAGATTCACTAAGTCTTTGAGGAAGAAAAATGAAAATTAACGAATTCAAGCAACCAAACTGAAGGGTATGTTTACTGGTAAAGGTGGAAAGCAGCAATTAGCACAAGATATCTTTCTAAGAGATTTTTATCAAGACGCAATAACCTCATTAGACAACGGAATAAAAAGCGGATATGTTGATAAAAATAAACCGTACGGCACTCCGTCAAATACACAATCCGGTACTGCAACAGATCCTAATGCTAATTTTGGTAATGCAACACCTCAGAATGTTGGCCCCGCATCAGGAGCCGCAGGTGCATCAGGAACCGCAGGTGCATCAGGAACCGCAAGTGCATCAGGAACCGCAAGTGCATCAGGAACCGCAAGTGCATCAGGAGCTGCCGGTACAAGCGTAGCCCCAACGAATACTACTAATGCACTAAACGCACCAACTTTAGCTCAACGAGGTACAAACGTAACTACGAAAGCAGGTACAACAGGCGCAACCGGATCCATTACGACAGGTGGCCCAAGCGCACCCGCTACTTCTACTACTGCTCCTAAGCCAGGTGCACCCGCTACTTCTACTACTGCTCCTAAGCCAGGAACAGCAACAACGACGCCGGCAGGAACCTCTTCATCGGCCCGACCCCCAATATTCACCGGGCCACCAGCAAAGCCAGGAACACCGGCAGCAACACCCGCTGCAAAGCCAGGTGCACCTGCTACCCCCACTACTGCTGCAAGACCCGGTTCACCTACCGCCCCCGGCACACCTCCTGCCGGTAAAACTCCGACTGCTACTCCAGCGCCGGCTACAAATCAACAAAACCAACAATACAAGTGGGCTCCTAAAGGAATGAAGATTACACCAAACACTCCGTTGAGTAGTTTGGGAGCAACCGGTAAATTAGCTGAGTCTACCTATCACAACCTAAATAATATCTTTGAAAGCGTGATTTCAGAAATGGAAGGCGGCAATGATGCAACTGTTAGTATTACAGATCACATGCTTGAATGGTTTGGACAATACATGGATGGGGCTAATTGGGAAAGTAAAAAAGCTGCTGTAATTCCTCAAATTAAAAAGATTCAAGACACTTATAAGTCTGACGGAGGAAAAGCAGCAATAAAGAGTTTAGCTAGATTCGCCTATTCTATTACAGGACAGCGTGGCGGCGGCGGAATGCCTGCTGGAGCGAAAAATGCAGTACAGAATACTACGGGAGTTCAGCCAGGTGGCGGTCTAACTAGTGAACAATTAGTAGCCGCACTAGCTTCACTGCCGAAGGAAGAACAACAAAAAGTAATTCTACAAGTGCAAAGGCAAAATGTTAAATAATGACAATTTTATCTGAAGGTGGGGCAATGCCCGGTGTTGGCGCAATCCATGTTGATGAGATTGAACCCACATTGGATAGCCTAGAAAAGATTTTAGGTATTGACCTAAAAAATAATGTCTTGGGCAGCGTAGGTAAGAAAGAGTTCTCTGGTGATATTGATATTGCACTACAAATTGACGCAGAAGATATTCCTGATTTTGTAGAAAAACTAAAAAATATTCCTGAGGTACTTGACATTGCCAAAAGTTCTGTTATCATGACTAAAGTTAAGATTGCAGATTATGACCCTAACAAAAAAGTAGAGGGCAAGCCGAGAACAGGTTATGTTCAGGTAGACTTTATGCCCGGAGATCCGGGTTGGTTGAAGACATTCTATCACGCTCCTCACGAGAAAGATAGCAAGTATAAGGGCGTATTCAGAAACATTCTTATCTCAAGTATTGCAGCACATCTTGATCGGCAAGAGTCAGAACAAAAGATTGCAGATGGTAGACCAGCGCAATCTCAGAGATATATGTGGAGCCCTACAGACGGTCTAATCAGAGTATTAAGAACTCCTGAACCTAACAAGAAGGGTGATGGATATACCAAGAAGAATAATAACAAAATCATTGATGGTCCATACAAAGATCCAAATGAGATTGCCGATGTATTAAAGCTTGACAGCGCAGATGACTTGTATTCGTATGAAACATTGCGTAAAGCTATGGATAAGAACTATTCACCTGATTTAGTTAATGTTATACTTAAAGACTTTGCAGAAAATTCTATAGTAAAAGATGTAGGCGTACCTACTGATATCAAGCTTAGCGAGAGTGTCGGTTCAAGTGATTGGTTTAGAACACTATTGGATATCGTAAAATGAAAATCGTAGAAATTCTAAAAGAATCAATCTATCTGACTGAAGCTGCAAATCCTCGCACCCCACACCCTGAAGACTCAGTTTTTGCTGGCTCGGGCGCTGCTAAAGATGCAGTTGATTCAATGTATTATGTCATTGATAATCCAGAAACTCTCACTATTAAGTGGGACGGCTTCCCTGCATTGATTTTCGGCTACAACGACAAGGGACAATTCACTGTATCAGACAAGTATATGTTTGACAAAGGTTCTGAGTATCTAGGCACAAGTCCTAAGTTTTGGCAAGAGTATGATGCAAGTAGAGGCAAGAGTCGTCCTGAACTATATCAGAAGTTAAACAATATTTGGGATGGACTAAAAGCTGCTGTTGGAAGTAGCAAAGGCTTCTTTTGGGGAGACTTAATGTGGGGAGACCAACTAGCCGATCAGAATGGCAAGCTAGTATTCAAGCCAAACACTGTTACATACGCAGTACCTGCTAACTCTGAGTTGGGTAAGACTATCGCAGGCACCAATGGTGGCGTAGCAGTTCATCAATACTTCAGTGAAGTCGGAGGCAAACCTTCACCCTGGAATGGTCAGGGTCTAGAGGGAAATAACGAAGTCGCTATTCTTACTCCTAACATGGGCATTGACTTTAGCTTGACTGCACCCAACAATGAAGTATCTAAAGTAAATCAAGCACTGTCACAGAATGGTCAGTTAGATGACTTCTTATCAGGTATGGATGGTGTTGCAAGAAACGCACTACAGAAGTATCTAGGACATATTGCAACTAATCAAACTAATCTTCCAATAGATCAATGGTTACAAAGCAATGTCAGCGGAAAGCAATATCGTTTCTTAGTGGGTGACGGTGATGGCTATCTTGTCAAGAACAAGAAACAGCTTGACGCATTGATGAACTTGTATTTTGCTATCGCCAATCTCAAGAATAGTTTGGCTGCTCAATTAGAGCAACAGGTTCAGGGTGTAGAACAGTCTATCAACGATAGACCTGGCGGAGAAGGATTCGTGTTCAATACACCTAACGGACTAGTCAAATTAGTCAACCGCGGTGGCTTCAGTGCTGCACATTTTGGTAAGAAAAAGTAATCCAAAACCAAGTTTTTTTCGTTCAGGCATAAATAATAGTATGAGCTTCGGCTCACTTTTATACAAGGAAAACGAAAATGGCACAATTCACAAGAGTAAACGGTGACTTCCAGCAAGTCATGAACTATGACGCTCCTGCGTACACCAACGAAGGTTCAACTTCAGCAATTGATTCTGCTGTAACTGTACAGCCTCAGGGTCCAAAGCTTGAGTTCTTCACCATCACTAAAACTAATATAAGGAAACCCGGAGATATTAATTTATCTTCGGGTTTTTCTTTACTCTAAATACATACATGTCACATCGTATACGCTGCTATACACTATTTGATATCACTCAAACAGGCATTCTTAATAGGTCAAAGCCTACTGAGGATGACGTTCAAGAATGGATTCAGAAAAGAAATACTCAGTGTAATTTTGATACGATACTACAAGTTATATCTCTTAGGTCTCAGCCGGATAATGTGAAAGTTCCGATTAGATTTGAAATGGAAGAATCCGATCTAAATAGGTTTGGTTTCTTGTTTGAAAATAGTGAAACATCTCCTGCATATTGTTGGAGGTTTGATTTTGAAGTACATCATTCAAGTGTTTTTGAAAACGGTGTAATGCCATTTGGTGCATTATACAAAGACTGTGAAGGAGTTCCAATGATAAACTGTCCAACTCAAATAAGCGGCGTCACTTCGTTTCTTGACATTACTGCCGAGCTACAAAACATATACTTTGAGGCATTATGATTAATTTTCGTGCATCCAAATTAGCTAAGTTTTTTGATAAAGAACTTAGAGACGCTAAAAAAATGCTGATAGTAGCAGGACCAACGGGATACGAGCTATTCGGTAGATTCAAGATTGAACCTGGAAAAGAATGCTTTTTCGTATCAGACATTCAATATGACGAAAAGGTAGAATTGTCATCACTGAAACATGCGGTTGCTTGGTGTATATTAGCTGACTGCGGTAAATATCATCAATCACGCAGACTGCATTTCTTAGACTTAAAACTACTCAGTTTAGCAACTGACACTACGATTCATCGCAAAAAATTAAAATCTGCAAGCACAGACTATGATAGGCTCTTGTATAAGATAAAGTTGCAGGAAGACTTTCATAGAAGAAAAACAGTCATTAGCGAGATTGAAACTTACATAAAGAATTCAAAAAACCTTCATGAAGTAAAAATGACTCCTAAGAAACAGAGAATTTTTAAATACCAATGATAAATACTATATCAACACGGAAGAATAACCTATGAGACTTACTGATTTAGATAATAAAAACACCCA